TTCATGGTTTCGTCCATGTTTTTGTCCTCAAGATTAAGACTTCGATAAACGCCCACGGTCGGATCCGCAGGCACCGTTACCAAGGAAACTTCATAAAGTTCCCAGTCGCGCACAGTGCGCGTTTGAGTTGCGTCGTCAAAAAGAGAATCATTGACGACGTAGCCGCAGCTGACGTTTGTCAGGATGCGGTCCTTAACCAACCCGAAGACTTCATTGCCGTCTTCTGTGTTGGCAAAACGTACCGTCACATACGTTCGGTGTTCGTCCTGCTCCAACTTCTCCACAACGCCGCACAGGCGGTCCCAGTCGTGATTGAAAAGTAAAGGCATGGACTTCTGACGCTCACCCATGCGCATAGCGCCCGGTGTATGCGACAAAATTTCTTTGCAATACCCCATCGGGACGGCTTCATCGGAAGCAATCGGAAAGCGAAGAACACGGTCTTCTCCGCTCTCCTGAAGTTCCAAGGAGCGCGTACGAGTGAGTTTTTGCAAGTCACTTTTTGCTTTATCTGCCATAACAGCTCCTAAAAAGACCGTCACTCACGGTCATCCGTTGTTTCTTCTTCGCCCGCTGCACCCGTATTGGGTGCCATCGCTTCTTTCGGAAGGACGGCCTCTTGCTTTCCATTAGGTTCGGGATCCGAGATCGAAGATTCTCCGTACCACTCCTCAAGATCTCGATCCGCACGGCGCTCCTGCAGGATGTCTTCGTAGTCTTGTCCGTTGCCGATCTGAGAGATGACGCTCGAATTACTCATAAAGCCGTAGTCCACAGCGTCCTTCATGGCCTTCACTTCTTTGGAAGGGTCTACCCACGACCAGCCGCGGGTCTTGAATCGCACGGCCTTCTCGTAGAAGGACTGTCTTGCAAAGAAGTCAGGGATCGGAATCGCTCCGCAAAGCACCGCTGCGCGCAGCCATTCGCGGTAGATCGGCCGCAACAGGTTGCGCACAAGCCAACCTTGAAGCACGCGCCAGGTGTCGCGGTCGTCAAGAAGTGCTAAGCGACTGGAGGAATAATTCGACTGACTGTAGTCACGGGACAGCGTTTCGTAGGAGACGCCGATGCCGGAAGCGACTTCGCGCAGCATGTAGCGCATGAAGCCGTCGAGGTTTGCGTTGGGCCGGTTCGGAGCAAACCCCGAGAACTGTTCACCAGGAAGAAGACGCTGAAACGTGCCCGGAGCACTCTTAACAAAGTTGCCCGCATTCTTTTTCTGAGAGCGCAGCGCGTCAATGTCGGCGCTCTCCAGATCCTGCTGAATGAAGCCCACAATGTTGGCCGCGGCACGAGCCGCCACCAATTCACTCTCGGTGTAAGAAGCCATCTGGCGAAGACGTTGCAAAACGTTGTGCATCCAAGGCACACCGCGCGTCTGAGGCCAGCGGTCCACGAGATAGATATGTTCGATTTCCGAGGCATCGATCCTTCGGAGCTCAACACTCGAGGGGTTTGCGGCAAAACTGTAGTCTCCCGGATGCACACGGCGCAGCCAGTAGGCCTGCGGCCGCATCCATTCATTGACTTCCACGCCGAGGCGCACAGTTGCGTTTTCAGTCGTTCTGAAAAAACCGACACCCTGATCCATCAATAAATCCGGTTCGATTATTTCCAGAGCAAAAGGAATAGGGCCGCCTCCGAAGCTCTGCTGAACCTTTCGAACAAGAAACTCACCGTCTTGGAACACATTGCCGATCGCTAAGCGCAGCATGTCGTTGAGAGAAAGGCGGCCCGCCACATGACAGGTCTCCTTTTCACACCATTCTTCCCACGCATTTTCGATGCGGTCGTTGAGCTCCTGATCAGGAGTTCCGTCGGCACGCTCGATTTGGCACTGAATACCTATGCCGGTTCCGACGACGTTGTTTTGAATGATTCTTTTAAGGTTTGCGGCATGCGGATTGTCGCGAATCATTTGCCGGCTTCGGTTGCGAAGCGTTGTCAGATCAGAAGCAAGTTCCGAGTCCTGTGAGGCTGCGCTTGCCTGCCAGTCGGCGTTCAGACGTCCGCCTTTTGCGGCGGCAAAAGAACGCATCTGCACATCGAAAAGATCTTCGGCAGGCGCAGCGACTGCCGCTCTCTCATTCTTGGTTTTTCTTCGTCTCATGGCTCAAACTCCACTACGCGCTTGCGCGGATCAATATGGAGCCGAGCGCATTCTTCGAAATACACCTGCCGCTCCCAGTACTTCACCAATTCCTGAATTTCAGTCACGGTGCTGTATGTGACACTGCGTGTTCCAACTGTGTAGCTGCGCACCCTTCCTCCGGACGCAGTAAAGGTCTTCAGAGCGCGGCGGGCCGCGTCCAAATTCTGTTGCGCCTCGCTTCTCGGGTCGAAATCTTCACTCTCAATCTCCGGAAGGATTTCGATTGAACGCGCGATGCTGGAGCGTCGGTAATCGCCGCTTCTTCGCATCTGGACGATAAGCGACGCTTCACCCTTAGAGAGTTTGGAAGAGAGTGAAGACGTAATAGTGACGAGGAGTTTGCCGCCTTCGACGGTCAGATCCTTTAGCTCTTGGACCTGTCGGTCCGAAGTCCGCAGAAGCACCGTGATGTCGGAGTCGGCGCCGGCTCCGAACTCGGCAAGATGCAGCTCAAACTCGTGACTGTCACCTCGAATAAGCTTTTCTACCATGAGGTTTCCCTATTGAATGCGTCGTAAAAATCGTCGCGCATGTAATTCGGTTCGTCGTACTGAGGCTCCTGCACCGACTGAACATCAGGTTTCGGAGGCTCTTCGACCGTCTTTTTTACTTCCGGGGCATCAAAAAGCATCGGCTGCATCTGCGTTTCCCGCTCTGCGTCCCACCGTTCTTTGGACCACAGGTGCAGTTTTAGTGAACGCGCCGCATGCAGTGCATAGACTTCGCAGTCAAGCGCTTCGTTTCGGACACCGGATTTCTTCTGCCAAATGCGCTTTGCGCCTCTGCCGCTCGGGGCCTTCACTTCGCTTGTGATCTGTTCGAAATAGTCAGGCCGCACACTTTGATACCAGTGAACGCGCCCCGGGCCGTTGCCGGTAAGCTTGATGCGCCCGGCTTTCGCGTCTACACCCAGGATGAGGTCCTTGGCCCGACTCGTTCCTACAATAAAGGGCTTCAAGCCGAAGCGGGATGACTTCTGTTTGAAGTTCATATCAACAGAAGCCTTAGGCGTTGTGAAGATTTCCTTCGAATCGTCGTTGACAGAAGAGCCTTTGACAGCCATGTAACCGCGGGAGAGGCGCTTTCGCACGAAGTCATAGACTGCATCGTTTGTCTGACCGTCCGATGAGTCGATAGACGCAGCACGGATCCGTGCTCGATAACCGTTCGGAGTTTCAAAATCAAGCGTTAAAAGCTTGTCCAAATCCTCCCAGGCACCCTTGCCCGGAACCATAACTTCGCCGTAGATCTCTCCCCAGTAGACGAGCCACGACTCTTCGCCCTGTCCCCAGGCACGAATAATGACGGCAAGGCGATCGTGCTGGACGTCCACGCCTGCGGTAAGGACGCAGCCAATTCGAGGAACGGTTTTTTCTTCGTAATCTTCGCATCTCGCTTTCAGGTCATCGACTTCCGGCAGACCGCTTGTAAATTCATACGGAATACCAAGCTGATTGTTGAAGAACGACTTCATGAAGCTGTCGTCGCCCTGATCAATCTTGAATTTCGCACTCAGGTACTTCTTTGTAATCTCGGCTAAGCTTGAGCCCGGAAAAGGCGAGTAGAGCTCGTTGATGTAGAAACCTGCTACACCGTTGAAATCCGCGGTCGCACGCCAGATGCCCTTACGAACAGCCCGATTTTTCTCGGCATTGGTCCACTTTGCTCCGCAGTGCGGGCAGACATAACGCGCTGTGTCAGGAAGAGCGTGTCCGAATGTCTCGTGCGTCTGACTTTCGTCCGAATCCCATACGACGTTTTCCCAAGAAAGAACCTGTTCTTCGCCGCACTGGGGACACGGAATAAAGAACTTGCGCTTGTCGCTTTCTCTGTAGGCCGTCTCAACTTTCGAGAGTCCGGCAATCGTCGGCGTCCCGCCGAAGATGATTTTGCGTCTCGGGAAGCTTTTTGTACGTTCTTCGAGTAGCTTGATCGTGTCGCCCTGACTCTTCACGTCAGAATTACAATCATCGGGCTCTTCCACACACACGACAGGTGCTGGCGTCGATTTCACTTCAGAGGGCGAATTGGAACTGACAAACTTCAGGAACCCGCCCGGAAAACTTTTGAAACCCCACTTGTTGTCGCGGTCCCGCTTACTGACGACGTTGATTTTGTCGCGCAGTGTGGGCGTGGCCTCGACCATCGGAATGAACTTTTCTTCATTGAACTTCTTAGCCGAGCCCTCTTTATCGAACATCACGATCATGGGGCACGGATCAAGATCAATACGATGACCGATGTAGTTCAAAATCACGCCGTCGGTCCATGCGACCTGTGCACTTTTTTGGGCAACAACCTTCACAACCGAAGGGTCGTCGAGCGCCTCGTGAATCCCTCGGACCCAGGGTGTAGTCGCCGCCACGTATCTACCGGGCAGAGCCGTTGACTTCGGACTCATCCCCCGATAGGCCTCCGCCCAGTCGGTTGTTGTCATCCGCTTCGGAGGTTCCATCTCTTTGGCGATCCTCGCCAAGATGCTTGCTATGGCTGGCGATGTGTTCAGAAAGACCTTTGAGAGCATCTTCTACCATCTCCACCAGTAAAGTTTCATCAACTGAGATCCCGTGGATTGCATCAAGCTCTGACTTGATTCGCGCAGGGAATCCCATCAGCCGCTGCTTCAAACCAAGAAACAGCATCTGCAGCTCC